CCCAACAACAAGATTAAAATGAACTGCAACACCCAAGACCAAGGCTTGAGCGCAGCGGGCGCCGAGGCGCTTGATGTCCAGAACCCGAAGATCACCGCAAGAATTGCCAAAACCCAGAATAAAAGTCCAATGCTCATTGGGGAACGCTATCACGATTCACAGGTTTGTCAACCGTGGCCGACGGGGGTATCGTAGTCCCGGTCGCGGCAGCCACCTGTTGAATGGCCTGCGCGTTGTCCTCGATCTTCTGCAAAACGACCGGGGAAACGTTGGTCCCATGCATGACGGCGTTCCAGATGCCGCACAGGCCCCCCTTGCTGGTTACGGTATCGAAAAAGGATGAGCCGCTTGACCGTATCGACTTCCAAGCGCGCGTCGCGTAGGGAATGCAGAGCACGGCGAACAGGACGTATGGAACCCATCCGGACGGGATGATCTTCTTTACTGCGTCAATGGTCTCGGGGTCGAGTTGAGCAATCATAGTTATTTCTTTAGGATGTCATAGATTGACACCGCAAGAGTAAGAAGACAGACGGCACCTAATGCCATGTTGATCTTATTTGTGGCCCATGATGCTTTCTTGTAAAGGTCTTCAATCTGAGAAGTGTGCAAAGCACAAGGAAGCGCCCGCTCGACAATGGTCTTTACTTGAAGAACGGTGTCATGGGTTTCGTTAATCTTTCTGTCTAGTTCCTCGAATTGTTTGTCTGAGATCATGAGTTTTTAAGGTAGTTCTTAACGATTTAGTATCTTGCAAAGGTAATATTGATAGCGAGACGTTCAAGTTCCGTGGTCATGCTCAGTTAATGAGGTTCGTCGCAGTTGGCGTCACCCTCCAAACGTGGTTGCTGTAGAATTGAATCGAGTCGTAACCCGCCGGCACTCTGGCCAAAGCAGAGTTTGTCAAGCCCATAGCCGTGCCATTGAACACCAAGTTGGACCTTATGTAGAAGTCTCCGTCAGTAGTGAGCCGGGGCGAGTCGATGTTTATTCCCTCATTGGCTGACAGGTCTCCACTAAATGAGCGCAAGCTGACGGCGGTGGCCATTGGAGTTAGCGGGGTCCCCCACGCGGGCAGTGGGGACGCCTGGTGGCTCTGAAACAACATGCGCTCAAAAGAGGACACTTCGACATCAAATGGAGTTACTGCCGCCACGCCGACCCCGAGCTTCGTTACTTGCAATTGGCCAATCGCCTCAGAAGACGATAGACCGCGAGGACTGAGGACTGTTGGTGTTCCGTTGTTCAGGCAGTTGGGGCTATTCACTGTGCCGTAGGCCATAACGTTCACGTAACACACTTGCGCTGTGCCAGTAACTCCAAATTCGTAGCTCGTCCCTGTGCAATTGGGTCCCACTGGGTTAACTACCAGCAACCCCCCTAGGCCTCCGCCAGTAATATTTGTCACATTATATGCTACGCCAGTCGTAAGCGTGAAATTATCCATCGGCCCAATGAACGTAGTCATTATGGCTCCCTTCTGTAGGAACTTTTCGTTGTAGATTGACTCGGTATTACCGCCCATCACGACTAGGTTCCATTCCCCGCCATCGTTAAAAATTCCCCGCCACACTCCCCCAATTTCACAGCTCGTGACCACAGCGCCTAAGCCCCCACCCGTAAACCACATCGCGGCCTTGTGGAAATTCGTTATTGTCATGGGGAAGCTACTCCAGCCGTAATTGCCGCCAGAAACTTTAAATGTGTCGCATTTGTCGGCGTGAATATCGCTTTGCCAGTTCCCCTCGAAAATACAGTCTTCGACTGCGGACGTGACCGTGTTCGAGAACTCCACCGCAGATCGAAACCCGAAAGCGGCGCATTTTTGGACCTTGATCTGGTAACCACAAGTATCGGACGCGTAAGCATTGGTGATGCCCACGAAGATTCCGACCGTGCTGTAATTAGTCGTCTCGTAAATGCCCGTTGCGCCGGCGCCGTTTGCAATGTTGGTCACCCCCGGACCAAGCAAACATAGGTCTTTAATGGTGACGCCAACCACCCTTGGGCCGCCGCCCCCGCCCGAAGTTTGGAATCCGAAAATAAAGCCATTCGTCGCCATCGTGGCTATAAACGTCTGCTGCTGGCCTTCACCTTCAATTGTCCATGGCGCGCCCGCAATGCTCGCCGTGCCGAGGCACGATGCTGGTAACGCAATATTCGTGGCGTGCCAGAGGCCTGCCGGGATGTGCAGTGTGTGGCTATTGTTGGCCCCGGCGGCCACTGCGTTGATGAACGCCTGTAAAGACCCTTGGTCGCGAAGCACAAGAGGCATAACTAAATTCGTGACGGAGATTGTGCCTAAATTCCCGCTCGCAATCGTGACGTTGTTCAGCGTCGCGCCGTTGGTCTGCGCGTAAGCCGACGCTGGAACACCGCCGAGGGTCTGCGCATTCGTTGCCTCGGACGCGCTCCCCGTCAACTGACTCGCCTGCAAATTCGTCAACCCAAAGGCATCCCCGGAAAAGTAACCCGCCCCGGTAAGTGACACCCCGTTGTTGAAATTCGCGCTCCCATTAAAGACCGAATTCCCGTTGTAAGTGTTCGTCCCCCACGTCGAAAAAATGTTCGACACCTGCATCCCCCCGGTGACGTTGACGTTGTTCCCCGCTTGGCTAATAAGCGACATCCACGAAAACAGGTTGGTGATCATCCAGTCGACTCCAGTCACCGTGAAATGCTCATTCCCATCGATTCCCAGCACCGCCTGAGCCAACTCCGAAACAATCTCCGGCCGCTGCGCATTCGTTGCCTCGGACGCGCTCCCCGCCGAGTCCGCCTGGCCGTGGAATGTTCCGCTGATTGTGACGTTCGTCTGTCCGTTAGTCACGACGCCCGACGGAAGGTTCGTAGCGGCCACGGCTTGCGCAATCGGCAAGGCTACGACCTCTACCACCGAGGCCACCTGGTTTGATGTCAATCCATTCGTCGGGCTTGAAATACCCGCTATCTGTCCAGCTAGCGAGTTGGACGCCTGCAACACTGCGGCCTGGACCTGCAATGCAGTCTGTCCCCCATTTGTCTGGTAGAGATAAAAGAAGTTTGGTCCGATCCTCATTCCAAGATAATCGCGTCCGTTGATTGGTCCCGAGACGGTCGCCGGTATTCCGCACGTCCGAACAGTGGAACCGTAGGGGGTGTCGAGTTGAATTCGATAGCAGTATCCAGGGACTGTATTGCTATAGGTGTAACTTCCATACAGCCCAGTCACCGCTGACTTTGGAGATAGGCTGATTAGTCCGCCCGCATAATCCGCGAACGGGTCAGGCAAAGGAGTCATCGTGATTCTGCGAACCGCCTGCGGATTTAATTGGAAATCATACCAATTCCAGGTAATATCCACCGTGTTCGTTTGTGCGGAAACGGCCAGAGCAGAGAGTAGGAGAGCAAGTATTGATTTCATATTATTGTAGCCCTGCCCACGCCGGTGACGGGGCGTAATAAATATTGTCGGTGAAGATTGTCACAGTGTCTCCGCCAGTGGTGTAAAGTTTCAACTGAAAATCATGTGCGTTTGATGTAAGGCTGTCAACGCTAAGTTTTTGGCAGACCGTGGTAGTGGCAGATGCTGTTCCTTGCGAGGTTGTGCTGACAACCACGCCAACATCAGTATCGTCAATGACGGTGATTTCGCATTGAACATAAATCGATCCAGTGGAGGTCGTGGCAATGCTGCCAGTGTCGCCAATCGATCCGCCGGCAAAATCAACTTCGATCTTCCCGCCACCGGACCCGGATATTCCCGCTCCAATTCTCCGAATGATTGTATCTCCGATGTTTGTCAACACTCCGGACGGGATTGTGAAGGTATTCAACTCCCCGGAACCAGAACCACTATACGCTGTCTGGTTTACGAAGTTCGTAACCAATCCCATCGCAACGCCTGGAAGTGAAACGGTGTTGAATGTGATTGGCTTTTTAAGCAGGACATTCCCACTCGTTTTCGTTATTGTCAGAGAATTGTCTCCGGCAGAGTCTCTCAATATTGTCTGTCCGTTATTCTCCGGCTGTTGAATCTCGATACGGGTAACACCGGACGACAACGCTTTGATTGCTATGTCGTTAGGACTCCCCTCGGATGGTCCATTGACGGTCAGGAATGGGTTTGCGCCTGCGTCTGCGTAATAGAGTCGCATGGGGCCGAGCGGTTGCGCTTCAAGTCTGAATATCTGACTACCATCTAATGCGTTGGTGTTATACAATACAATCGCGTTGTTTGTTAGCCAAGGAACAAGCTGCGATAGGTCTAGCCCGCTGATATTTGACAGAGTCGTGCTCGCGGGTTGGAATGCTGTTACGGGTTGATACGCCGCACTTCCGATTCCTCCAACTACACTCCAAAAGAAATTGGATTGAAGGCTTGTGACAAAGTTGACGTAATTGGTTCCATTCAACCCCATCATCAGTGTAAAGTTGGTTGAATTCGTCCCCAAGTTTGCTACGGCGTTGTTAAGGATGTTCGAGTCGAACGGCTTAAACAATTGCATCGCCGGAGCATTTGTTGGGATTTGATTTGTCACTGCCTGACTCGATATGTAATCACGTATTGCATTGGCGACGTTGGTGATTTCAAATGGGCCGGCCACAGTTATAGGAGCTCGCATCACAGTAGCAGAACTGAGCGAGTTTGTTGAATAGGACAACGCTCCCCAGCCTGGGGAAATAAGAACCGTCATTGCGGACCCTGGATAGGACTGAAATAGAACTGAGGATTGCGGAAATGTGAACAGACTCATGTTTGGCTGCGGGAACGAGGCGTAAGCAACGAAGATGTTTGATGCCACCAAAGTCGTATTCGTCGCGGTCGAGATTTGGACATTGGCAAACGTAACGTTGTTTGTGAAAGTCCGCACCACTCCATTGACACTTATGGTTTGGCCATTAGTCGTTCCCGCTATGTTCGTGACGGTAACACTGGCTGTGATGATTGGCTGTGCGGACACGCACAATGCTGACAGTAAAAGAGCGATGATTATTTTCATATTCAGTTCAACTGTGAAGATTCAAAATTCAACTGTGAAGATTCAAAATGCGCATTACCATCAGGGTCATCAACTACGCGCAGCACGAATATCTTTCCATTTGGCGATTCCAAATAGAGCGGTTTTCCGGCCACGGGTTGCTGTGGAAAATAAGTCTGATTAGCAACCTCGGCAGCCAAGGGTGTCAACCCGGCCGGCACCTGGAGCGCAGCAACGGGGATGCCCACGCCGATGCTGACCTGTTTGGATAATATTGTGACCTGTTGGCCATTCTGGACATAACCCACTTTCACCCATGCCGTGGCGCTGTTTGCCGTTCCGAGCAGCGTTTGGAGTGGCTCCGTGTTCAGCGCCAATGTGCCGATGAAGAATGAATCGGTCGGGTCGGTCTCAAAGGCTACTTGGCTTGTATAGACAGTCCCGCCAATCTTCCCATCGTCGAGGTAAAAGAACAGTTGAAGTCCCGCTATCGATACTGTTTCGAGTTTGGAGTTGCTCGGGTCGGTCGAGTTGTAACCCGTTGGGGTTTGCAGGAGGTAGATTACAAGGTTGAGAACGTCTCCAAAAAATAGCGGCAGTGAGCCAGTGTCAATCGCCTGCGTTGACGATTGACCGCCAACCAGCGAGTTATTGCTGGTGTTGATATAGAGTTTTAGGTCTGCCACAAATCAATTATGGGATTTAGTCAACGCGTGTAATCGGGAACATTGTCAAACACCTGCAAATTGAATTCAGATGGAGCGAAGTCGGGATGGCTGAACCGGCTCGGAACATCGTCGGGATGCTTGCCGATCCAAAAGCAAATCACATGGTTTTCATCGCACGCAAATTCCTGAATCCCGCGCTCGGTAATGTCAACATATTGTTTAGATTCCGCGCCTTGCAATTTGCCAGATGTTACGCTCTTCTGATGGATCGAGATTGTTCCCTTCGTTCCGACAGCGCATAGGCAAATGCAGGCCCCGGCCGCAGAAACAGAGGCCATCGCCTGCGGATAAACAGCAAATCCGTTCACGGTTGAATGTATCTCATTGCCAAAAATAGCCACTCCTCCGCTTCCATCGAAGCCCACAGTGTTCTGGCATCTGCTCCAGAATGTCCAACCACTGTCGTTTGCAAGCTCGACATGGAAATATTCATTGTAGTAATGATCCCCATCAAGTCCTATTGTGAAGATGCTTATGGAATCGGAGTATCTAGGAAGCTGGCTAATATAATTACCGATTTGATTTACACCGTTTTGAGTCCTGAAAACAAGAATTGTTCCATCCGCCGCCCCATTCTCAATACCTCCGAAGAATTCTGATCCTTCACCTTGGAATGCAAGCCTCATCGTCTGTCCAAACACTGAACAGCCAAACATGAAATCGTAATCCTTCTTGTGCGCCATCAGCGCAAATCCAGGACTCTCTTTTAGTGCGGCGGCGGGACTCTCTATCGGGACCGTGAGATCAGGTAAGCTGCTGTTCATTCTTGTAGGTCCAATAGCGAGTCGGTTGTATTTCCATCAAATAGATTTGTCTATTGTTGTCATCAGTTACACCTGTTCCGTTTGGAATTCGCGCAACGATAATCAGGTTGCCATAGTCGTCCGGGTTGTCTGGATCAAAAGCAGTGTAGCGCGGATGCATCACATCATATTCAGTGGTGGAATATTGGGTTGCGGCAGAACGTAGATTCTCGTCGGAGTAAACATAGTTCGTTCCGAATCCGTCAATCAATTCAGAATCCGGCATCCTTCCAGTGATACACTTCGCTATGTTCTCTTCGGCACCAATGTAGTCTCCGTTACCATTGTTGGCCAGCGGATTCCATTTTCGCGCTCCGAAATAGTCCGCATTGTAAAGACTCGTGATGCGATACAGAAATTGCTTACCCCCTCCAGGTGATGGCGGGGATGCGTGCAGAATGATTCCTCGGCTCGTCCTGCTTACCTTGACAGTTGAGGAGTTGCGGATCTGTCCGGCAGGTCCAAACGTTTTGTCATAAACGGTTCGATGAAACCGCATCTCTTCATCTGAGCCGCTCGGCTTGCGTGGAAAATCAGAAGGCATCGTATTTGTCGAGTGACCACTGGTAGAGACAATATTCAGTGGTGAGGTCGATTCGATTGTTTGCTGCGGTCGATTCTGTGGTTCCAGATTTCAGCCAGCCCCACATATAATTCGCGCGCGGGATCGGACTTGGAAGATTTGCAATCTTGTATGCGAGTCTGGGCGGAAGCGGATAAATCCACAGCGATGCATCTGACGCCTCAGTTAATAGCTGAGATGTTGAATATATCTGTTCAACTCCAATGTCGGCAACGTTGGTCGTCCAGATGCGTGGAGCGTTTGTCTTGTGCCGCAGCACATATTGAGCACGACGGAATTCTGTGCCACCGGCCTGATAGTCGTCATAGATTCTCTGGATGCTCGTTCCGTAAAATGGCAACAGTGCTCCATCCTGGAACGCTCCTCCATCACCATCTGACGGTTGATCGTTCGCGAGCGCCTGCCGGATGGCGGCCATAACCTCTCCAAAAGTTAAAGCGCTTCCGTCAGAAAGTGCGGCATATCCAGAAGCAATGTCGTAAATTACTTGCTCGACTTTTGGATTCTGCCACGCGTCAGGAGACTCTTCGTTGTCCGCAACTTCCCAAGTGTCGAGTGTATATTGGAACGTTGGGTCATCGATTTCGAGTGTTGCTGTGTCTCCCTGGTGCAGTGTCAGAACGCACGGGATTCCGGCCCTAGCATAGTCCTGCTGGGCCATGATTGCGTAGGCTTGAGAAATTCCTTTGTAATCCCAACTATGAATCAACCCAGTAGTCGGGTCGTATTTGAAAGACTCGTTTTGCTTTTGTAGCAGCGGACTTCCACGTGCGATTGGTAGCGCCATTAGAACTTCCTTTCGTACAATCCAGAGTGTCCATTGTGCTCAGTCACGGCCTTGTGAATAGCACTCAGGTGATGTTCCATTTTGCGATTCACGTCGATCAGTGTTGCGCTTGCCGGAGACGTATATCCTCCAATTTGCTGCAATGATGTTACGCCACCATGCGACATTCTTTCGCGTGTCTTTCCTGGTTTTTCTGCCGCAGCAAGCTCTTCGTTTATTTTGGCTTTTTCTATTTCCAGTTTAAGTCTGTCTTCCTCGCTCATTCCTGGCTTTGCTGCTACGGCCGGAACCATTCCGTTTCCCGGTATGTTGTGATTGATCCGATAGATTGTCTCGTTGCGAGTCTCGGCTCTTGCTGGGATTGCTGGTGTTCCAGATCCTTGAGCAAGCTTTTTGTCTATCTCTGCTTTTCTGCGCGTCAATTCAATCACCTTCTCCGCAGCTGTCATTTGTTTAAGTGATGTCGCGTCTTCTATTCTGGATAGTTCCTCTTTCAGATTGAGTATTCTTTTCGCGCTCATCTCCGCTTCTTTTTCCCGTTTTGCTTCTGCCTTAGTATCTTCGTCGTCTGCGCCTCCAGAAAAAGATTTCTTCCTGGCGTTCAATCTATCAAGTCTCATTTTTGCAGCATCGGACCAATCTTTTTTTACGCGGTCGATTTCTGCCCGAGACTCGGTTATGCCACCCTTCAAATATCCACGCATCATAGCCCATACGGATTGGACCTCGAACGCCGCATATTTTGTATAATAAATCCACGCGTTGAGTTCTGTTGCAGCCTCCACTCGGAACTGCATCCACACAGTCTTGGATTCCTCCATCCCTTCCCGCAACCCATCAATTGTGTCTTTCCCAATTATTATTCCCATCTCGCGGGCGTCGTCCATGAAGTCTTTCAACCCACTTCGGAACGCAGCCACCATCTCTCCGGCGCCTCGGCCTCCTACATCTCGCAGGTCGGCAATCAGTTTTTGAGGATCTCCGGCTTTGAACGCTTGCGCGATCTGAGAAGCTAAATCTTCCAGGCGCTTGTTCTTTAGATCGTCAAGCGTGATTCCAAAATTCTTGAAGGATTGTGTTAAATCGGTATTTCCTTTCAATGCTTTTTGTCGAGATAGAGCTAACTTTTCAAAAAATTTTGTGGCATTTTGAATCGAACTTCCATTCATTTTTAGCGCATAATCCCATGCCTGAACCGCATCAGTTGAGATTCCGAGTCGCTGTGATAGGACAGAGACAGACTCTGCATATTCGGCAGTTCGGCGCGCCACCTCTTCAATCGCTCCTATGGACGCTATCCCCGCAAGTCTGCTCGCGAACGTCGAGCTAATCATGTGTCCAACACGGTCAAGCTCGCTCTTGAGCTTATTCGCGTTGCCGCCGATTATTACCATCAATCCGGGCATTGACGCTCCTTCTTTATAGCGGATTCATGCTCTGCTAATTCTGATTCGGCCTGAGACTCTCGCGCGTTTTTGATCCTGACATTGCCAGCCATTTCAAGTTGTGAGAAATACAGGAAATTAGCCAGCCCCAACGGAACATCCCACGGAGTTACATAGCCGAGTGAAGAGTGAATTGGGCAAAGGAAAGCGATTAAACATGCGGCATGAGGGGAGCCGAAAGATCGTCCAGTCTCTTCATTTTGGACACCCGCCGCGATTTCATAGGCGGCTTGCGATGGTGATGGGGGACACAGTGAGCCGGACACTCTGTAGTTGATGAATTCAGCAATCTCAGAGGCCCAGTTTGATTTGCGAATCTTCCACAGCCACAACCTAAGGTTTCGTTCCGGGCGGTTGTTCTGCTCCCATGTGCGGTAGCATACAAGCGCAGCGCGTATTATCGCTTGTCTCTTTTCGCTGAACGAGAGTTGCTCGAATCCGTCCAGCACAATGGGATTGCGCTGGCTGAGAAGAATAGTCTCATGGCCGACGCTGTATGGCAGCATCGGCAAACCGAGTATTGAGACTGGCGCAGGCCGCGCCGAGTCGGCTAGCGCCAGGTCGTGCATAACACTTACTGAGGAACAGTCTGGCTCAGAGTGTTCTGAGTCGGATCGTCGTATCGGCGGAATTTGGTATTCAGATCACCAACCTTGGTATTACCAAGATCAATCTCCTGGCCGGAAATGTTCTGGTAGGTGCCATTGAATGCGGGCAGGTCGAATCCTGACAGGGTTACGGTGGCGTATGGCTGTAGGAACACTCCACCGGAGAGTGCGTGCGTCTGGGTGTCACCAAGAAGCTTGAACGCGAAATCCATCAGGTAGTGGGTGTCACGCGCCAGCCAAGCCACAGAAAGACCGTGTTCATCTTTGATGATTTCCTCATCGAAGTTCATCGTCCCCTTGCCGGATTGCTTGACAGGATAGACGATGAGATCAATTGACCCGGGAATACCTTCTACAGTTGCCTTGCCGCGTTTTGTGATTGCCATATTATTTGTAGGTGCCGGAGAGTTGAACCGCGTTCGTTGTGGTTATGACCCAGCGCGCATAGATCGTCACGTTGCTTGCAGCCGGATTGAAAACATCCGTGTGCGCGTTGGTTGAACTGGGCCAGTAAATCGAGACTGGAATGCCGTTGGTTCCGTCAAAACCGATTTGCAGAGTCCCGCTGAACGTGTTCGTTGTTGGTATTCCACCACTGTAAATCTGATAGGTATTGATCGGCATCGGAACTGAACCGATTGCGAACCATCCGGTATTGGTTGTCCCCGGTGACACTGTGGCGGGAGAGCCGATGAAGAGAGTCTGGCCGTTGGCCGCGAGCGCAAAGAACATCACCAACAGACCGACAACGGATTTCGCGTGGTTGATGTGCGCGAAAAGTGTTTTCAAAACCGGATACTTTTCAACCGCCTCAGCCTTCGCCTCGGGAGTTGCGGCATCGTGGTAAGCTTGAATCGCTTTTTGCTTTTCGGTTTTTTCAGGAGTCTTGATTTCGTCTGCCATATCGAAAATTGGATTAAGTCAACTTTGCGGTGGTGGGTTGAAGGCTGTAATGCAGCGTTCGGTTTCGGTCGATGTGGTAGTGAGCGTCCAGGTAGAAAAAATTCGAGCCGGCTGCCGAGGCTGCTTGCGCGTCCGCTTTGATTGCGATTTTCCAGTGGTCTGGAATGTCTTTAGCCGCATCGATAAACGAAAGCAGGCCAGGCAACGTGCCGGAGAAATCGGATAGGTTCCACCAACCGTCCGGCTTTCCCTGCTTCGGCTTCTGCGTTTGCTTCATTGCTGCAATCAGCTTCGCTGGGAGCTTGGACACTGGAACTTTTATTGGTGTCTGAGCGCCAGGATCAACTTTTACAGATATGCTCTGTGGGGCTGGAATGTCGGCCATAAAATCAATCTACGTTTGACGGTGAACAGCGAGCTTTGAAAATCAGCACCTCTTCCCAAGACGTCCCCTCCGCGCTTGTTCCATCTCCTTCTCCCTCACCCATGTCATACCACGCGGAGCAAGTGAAATCCAACATGTCGGAATTGTTCTGCGCACACAGAACGGCATCCGCGCTATCGTCCACCGCTACAGCCAATGCCCTGCCCGATTCAGTGATCGCCTCTGCGGTTGCTCGGAGCGTCTCTCCATCGTCTGATTGCATCAGCGCGTCATATGTCTGTGCCACACGATCATCAAAAGCTACACGGGATGTACCTGGGTTTGGTTCATTTGGGTATTCGGTGGCAGTGCCTTTGATTGAGATGTGGACTGTAACCTCCCTTACACCTGTTAGCGGTGGATCGGGTGTGCTCATGGTTGCCCGCACGAGAGTGTTTGGGTATGTCTTGAAGGTGCGGACATTCGCCGGCAGCACGTCATCGACTCCACCGCAACCAACCGAAACCAGATACGCCGCTATTGCGCGATTTAGTTTTGATCGGACGTTGTTGAATTGTGCGGCCATCAGAATTTGGGAATTGTCAACTCAGGAACTTGTTTACGCGATCTGACAATTCTTTTTCGTAATGATCCAGCGCATATTTAGCCTGGACTTCTCCCTCGTGCTGAACCGTGGATGTGAAAATCGGGCCAAGAATAGTTGTTAGAGCCTTGTTGTGACTAGCTGAGTTCACTCCTTGCATTCCCAATTCATCTAGGAGTTCACAAGAGCACGACCATCCGTCCGACGCCGGACTGGCCCTGCCCAATCCGGTGTTGTAATATTGCCTTTGTGCTTCATTTGGAGACGAACCACCTTTTGAGAACTTCTGTTTTGTGAAACTTTCTAGCGCCTGGACAATTGGCACCAAACTGGATTTAAGAAAACTTCCAGATGAGTGTCTGGAGTTCGTCATGCTCTCAACAAGTGCAGCCATCTTCTGCCGGCCAAGTCCGCGAGTAAGTCCTTTGAATGGATTCTTTGCAAGCGCATATCTGGAATTGGTTGAGGCGTTGTATTTCGAGTCTTGTTTTGCGCGGGCAGCAACAATGAGGGCGGCGAACGGGACTGCCCGTGTTTTTCCTCCCGTTGTCACAGCCACTTTTCCACTTGCTGCACTGCTGGACGAATATCTTGTAATCGTCTTTTTTAGAGTCTTGCCCGTCCTTACGCTGATTTGCTGTTCCGATGTTTTGATAATGTGGAGTTGCTGGTCAACTTTATCTGCGGTAACGAATGGGGTTTTTGCCTTTGCATTTACAGCGATCCAATATCCGCATGTGTTGCAGATTTCCGCCAAGCTGCGCTTGGAATAAACCGAAGCCTCCACAATCCCAGCATTAAGTCCAGACGCATCAATTTTAATGTCCAGCGAGTCAGGCATTTTGATCGATTGAGCTACACTCGATCCTTATCACCAGTCCACCCATCCGAATTCCAACCGCATCAACCTTATAGGCGTCTTCAAGATATTTGATCGTGGTTGTGAGAAGCGCGGATTTCAGAGCCGATACTTCGGAAACAGCCGGCGTAAGCATCGGCGCCACCAAGCACTCGAATTGCAGGTCTGCATTTAGCTGGAATCCGCCGGGGGATAGGTCTGCCCTTCGCTGCGCCGTCCCGGGGATTGCTTGGCACTTCTTTCCTCCCCATAGGAAGTAAGGGCAGTCATCGCCCTGACGCGCCTGGAAGTCTGCCAGGGCCTGTGCGTGTGCCTGGAAATCGCTCATAATGAAAAACCGCCGAGGCCAACTCGTAGCCGCGGCGGTGCAACCAACCCAAAAAGTTTACTTCGCGGCTTTGGCCAGCAGGGCCGTGAGTTGTTCGGTCAGAGCGGCCATTTCGGAGTTGTCGGATTTCTTGGAGAGCTTCTCAACTCGGCGAGCCTCAATGGCAATCTCTTCCTTGATGGCCTTTACAGCCTTTTCATCGGTCGCATCAGCGATGCAGCCGGCGTAGTCCAGGACGGAAACAGTCTGAGCAAGCGCGGCGTTTTCTTCGCGCAAACCCTGGAATGTTTTTGCGGTTCCGAGGCTGAACGTCGCCCCTTTATGCACATGGTCGGGATGTCTCGCGTCGGCGATCTTAAGAATGCCGCGCAGTGGTTTGACAAGAGCAAAATCTCGTTTTGCGATTAAGTCCATAATATCAATTTGGTTGTGTTGATGTGGGTTTGTTTCAGGGGAAATTCGCGCGGCCCAGCAGAATCGCCGTTCCGGTGTTGGTGGTGGTTCCAGTCGTCGTCCACTGCGCGCGGATATATCTCCCCGCGTTCTCTATTGGGAAGCCAATCGCGACAGGACTATTGTCGGCCAATGTGACCGTAGTGTTTGTGAATTGCGCCGGCGCCATGTAGGGGGTCGAAAATCCAGCGGAGTAAGCCGTAGGATATGTGATTACGCCCGGCAGCAACCACGAGTTTGTCGCGATCAGATTAGTGTTTCCATACATGCCGTTCGTCGCGGTGAGCGAAGATGCGGTCGTGATGGCAAGGTTCGTGATCGCAGTCCAATTAGTCAGGTCGCTGCCCGTGGTGATTTTGAGCGTGGTGGCGCCAACAACACCAGACGCTCCATTCGTCGCACTGACGGCGATGATGGACGCGATTCCGTTGAACACGCGAATATCAACTGGGTTGTTGGACACCGTGACGGCTCCATCCAGTGCGGTTCCCCCACTCAGCACTACGGCGCGGGGAATTCCGAACATGTCGAATCCGTTCTGCGCAAACAGAGCCGGGGTGATGGCAAGGCTTGCGATTACCGCAACCCGCAAAATGGTTTTGAGTCTCATATTATTTTCGAGAGTGTTAGAGTCTGTTTCGATTATTGATTGCCAGCATCGGCGCTGACAACGAAAGCCTGCGGGTGCCGTAGCGCATAGTCTCCGTAGGTGTTGAACGTGATCCGCACTTGGTCCGTGGTGGCCGATGTGAACACATCGACGATCACAGTCATTCCACCCCAGATTCCGCGAATGAGATTCCGCCACGCGCCGAGCGCGATCTTGTTGAACGGGACCTGATTCGTTTCATGCGCGGGATAGCTGTTGACGGTGTCGTTCGGCTTCCAGAGCGCATTCTGAGCGCCGGAAATAGTGGTAGTCGCGGTGGCGAGCACTTCCGCCTGGACCTTCATATTGCCCTTAGTGTTCGGCGTTGAGATGTAGGCCAGCGGATCGCGCACGTTCGCGTTGCGGATTGCGGTTTCCATCGCAACCATTTGCGCGTAGGTCGGAGAACCTCCGAGCACAATTGAGCCGATGCCGGGGCTGTTAAACAGGCCAAGTGGTTCGTCGCCCGCACCCTGCCCGGCGATTCCATGAAAGTCCCATTTCAGTCCGATCACAGTCAGCAAATCGTCGCGCAGAAACGCTTCCGCATCAGGCGATGATTGCATCACAAACAAGCGACTGTATTTCTGAGTCGCACCGACACGATGCGGAGTCAGGGTGATTTGGTCGAGCAACTGGCCGGTATCGGCAAGCTGACCAATTTCGGGCACGCTGTAGGCGGTCGCGGCGGCAGTCTGCCGGGGAATGACGATGGGGCCTTGCAGGCCAGCCATCGTGAAGATTCCGAGTTCAGAAAGAATCTCCTTGTTGCGCAGCAGCTCGATAATAGGCAGGCGCAACTCGGTCGGGATGAATGCGCCACCTTGAGCGAAGATACCCGCTTGAGAACTCACGTCGCGCATGAACTGAGCGCGCGATCCTCCGGGAGTGTGCGAGCGCATCGGAGCATCGGCGGGCACCTGGAATCCAGGGCCGGGGTCAAACCCAAGTCCCCCGCGCTGCTTCGCGATGCGCATGACCTCGGCGTGCATCTCACCCTCGTAGCAGTCTTTTTCGGATGGGACAGACGCTCCGCCTTTTTCCCGCGCGGCCAGAGCAAACTGGATTCCGCGCATAAGACTGTATTTCTTCGCCCCATCGTGGTCGATGTCGCGGAGCAGGATAGGTTTCGCCGGCGTCGCATTGGTGACAAGTGTCAGCGCTCGAAGTTGAAAATCACCCTTGCTCATTCCGGTCGCGATAGCCTCGGATTGCAGCTTGCGGATGTCAGTCTCCAGAGTGCCGTCGTTTTTTGCGCCGTGTTTCTTCGCGAGTTCATCGCTCAGATCGGTGATTTCCTTCGCGCGATTTCGGTCTTCGGCGAAAGCTTTCCCTCGTTCATCGAGCCGGATTTTCGGCTCGTCAACGGTCAAAGTATTAGGAGCGTCGGGCATATTATTTTTCGATTGTTCGTCTGCGTTCGGTTTTTGTGGGGAGTCAACTCTTCCCCTGCCAACCCCCACGGCGGTATCGGCGGGAACGGGAACGATTGCGATGTGGATCGGCATCCAACGATAACGAGTCGTCACCGCATTCGTATCTTTGTCTTTGACGGAGGAAACTATTCCTGTCCGGTCATAACCAACTGAAATGTTCTGACGAATTCCGTCAATCACGTCCTGGAATACTTCGTCCGCGTCTTTACGCTTCGAGAACCTGACAATCGCCCGGCTCTTTCCGTCTCTCACTTCAGCGGATTCCACCACTCCTATTTGAGAGTTTGGGTCTTGTTCGGAATGGCCCAACAGAAGAGGATGTGTCCCGTCTTTGATTCGGGAGAAGTCGTATTCCCCGGCGCTGTGTCCAAGGACTTCGTTCTCTCCCCAACGTTCAATGGGTGTTTCGGATGCAAACGAAAGTTCAATTGTCCGTTTTTCAACGTCGATTTTATTTCGTTCGACTTTGAACGATCTGGAAAGCCCTTTATTTTGGTCTGCCATTTGCAAACCGCAAAAAGTCAACGCGCGATTGCGGATTCGTTGTCGCGCGCAACGTTAAGTTCGGTGGTTAGCCAACATCACCGCTGGTTATACGGCCCCGGCAACTAACCACCCCACCATCCGCTGGTGGTTATGAATTAGCCGGGTAAATTATCGAGTGATCCGAACTGGTCTTCCGTTCGCATCAAGTCTTTCCGAGTTTTTCGGCAGGCGTTTCTTCGACCGTGGTTTCGTCTCCGGAATCTTTTCCGGCTTGGATTCCATCGGGGTCGAATGGGTCAAGATTGTGAATTTTATCTGTGTCATTATCCGCCTCAAGTTCAGACGCGACTTGCTGGTAATCGCCGCCACGGTCGCTTTCAGACAGGAGACTGTCCCGGCTTGCCAGCCTATTCTTTAGGAGCACAGCGTCCGCTTGCGCGTCCTGGAGCGGCTGCATATACGGCCATCGCCTGCCGTGGAAATTTGCGGCCAGTTGAAACTCTTCCAGCCGAGAGATTGGAAGATTGATTGTGCCAAATGTCAGAGCGTTTCGCAGCCACTCGTTGAAATGTTTTCTGCGGAAGGACAGTATGAAATGCCGCTGAATGATTTTGCATCCAGTCCTGAATTCTTCAAGCCCAAGTCTCCCGCTTGAAAAGTTTACACTCTCCAGGTCGTTGGCAATGACGTGATAGGCAGCGCCGCTGCCAGCCGCTGCGGCCCTGAGATGCTCCTTTTTGAATGCGGCCGCGGCCTCAACTGGAAACTTAGGATCGACCAGGTAAGGCTCTTCACCATAATTCAGAGACTCAGTTTCTCCTGGTGAAAGTTTGCTTTCATTCTGGATTTTATCCACATCCACCATCGCGGCCTTGACCGACTCCGGTAAATATTCCATCGCGGTAGGAAACTTTTTGATAATGAAGAGTGGCTTGCAGGCAGACCAAACAGCGGCTGTGACGTGGGCAATATCGAATTGATCCATTCGGTGTAACCGCTGGATAATGCTCGAAAAGCGCGGCATAGAAATCAGTTGTTCGGCACGGCTCCGCAGGTCGTGGAACACGATCAAATCTTCGGCTGGAACGTAGCGGCGATACTTCTGCTTTTGAGCCATCGAAGTATAGATGTCTCCCGGGTGAGTAGTCAGCAGCCAATAACCCACCGGCCCTCCGAATTCGTCAAGCTCGATTGAGTGTTTGATTTGGTTCCCAGTGATCTCGTTTACCCCGTTCCACCAATGGTCAAGACGGTCGATTTCCCAACAGCGCAAAGCGTAATGGAATTTGTTTTTCGGAAAAGCGTTGATATGTTCGGCGATGTATCCCGCGTCTCGAATCATCGAGAGAATCACCTGGCAGTCCAACTCAAGCCGGGACACATCACGAGACGCAGTGCAATTCTCTGGAAACTGAGCCTCCTTCCACGCCTGCTCAATCATCCGATTTTCCTTTTGGTGTTTGACCCATTTATCTTGCGCGTCGTAATGGCCAATATTCATTTCCAGTCTGAATGGGTCATCGCCGCAGACGTTATTTTGGTAACTTTGCAGGATCGCGAAAGCGTATGGGTTGTCGCGTTCGAGCGTGCGCGCCCTTGCTCGTCCGGCCCATATGCTGGTGAAGACTTGAGCGTTCGCGCTTCCGATGTCGATTGGAAAATCGAGATTGAGGTTGTTCGATACTGCCGCCTCGTAAATCCGAAGAGCTTTCTTGTTCACGGTGTCCATGAATGCCGCAACTTGCGGCGGTGGACGGCGAACTGACGCTTGCGGTTTCTCAACCATTGACTGCCGATAGATGCTTAGTCTCATTTTAACCAAGTGGAATTCTGACTCCGTAACCGAGAGTCCCGCCGCTCATTGTGATGTCGAACCGAGGATAGAATGTTCTGCGCCGCCCAATCTCATTGCGTCTAACCGAAACCCAATAAGCATGCTCGGTTCGGATTTCAGTCAATGTCTGATATTTGAACAGGCTTTCTCCGATCCTGGCTTCGAGCAGTCCTCCCTGCGCCGATTTTAATAGCAGACCTTCGAGCATTTCAACCATCTTTTGCGAGAAAGTCTTTTCCGATTCGTCACCGGAAACCGCCGGAAGATTCGCGGCGAGTTGCAAGTCTCCGTAGTAAATCTGATGTCTCTCATTACCGTTTGTTGCGTAGCCGGCAAGGATATAATCACCTGGCAACCAAAGCGCGGTTGTGGCAGCATCGACAAGGATTTTATGACCTTCACCTGAGGCCGTGGATGCGAATTCAATCGGCTGAGCCTGGCCCCGCAGCTCGTAGAGCAGGGACCATCCGTCGGACGCGGGGAACGCGCTCAGACTTCGGAGGAAAGTGAGCGTGTCGCCGGCCGTAAATTGGATCGGCTCTCTGGCTGGTGTCTGCATTCACAGCCAGAGAAAAGTCAACAATCACCAGTGTCCAAATGGATTTGCGATGCGAATCCTGCGCCGCGCGGGCCGTCTAACCACTGGAGGAGGCTGCAATTCTGGAATCTTTTTTTCCGCCGGAACCATGTAAACCTCCCGTTTCGCTACCGGGTCTGGTATGTTCTGCTCTCTGAGTTTCTCTTGGATTTTCTTCCAGGTCCGGGCAATGACTTCACCCTCCCGGCAGACCTCGTAAACTCCCTGGCAATAGACCATGCAATCAAGCACCTCGTTGCGAGTGCTGCTTGTCGGTTTCACCCATTGAGTCTTGAATCCGCCGTTTGCCTGTTTAACCGTCACCTTGCGCTCGGAACAAAGCTGCTGGAAGAAGTCGTTATCTAGCCGTGCGTGGAAGTGAATATAGTTTGCGCCCGGCTCTGTGTTTCTCAGCCGGTCAAATATTTGGTTTTTCAGGTAGTCCACATTGAAATTGAAACGGATGCCAGCATGGACCCTCTCTTTTTTTCGCTCATAGACAGCGCCCAACGCTTCATCAAAACCCTTGCATGACCACACGCTCCGCATCGCATGTTGCGCCGCAAATTTAAACACTGCCTGGACTTTAGTTTGGTGGCCACTGTCGATTGCGCCAGCCTTCCATTCCATGTCGCCAAGAATTGGATGAGCGAACTTCTTGTTGGATAGGTAATCCCAAACCCGATCTTGCATTTCCGGCATGTCAAAATCACCCATGATTACCTTCCGATCCAACACCCACTGCTCTTGCCTGTCCCCCCACCCAACAAAGACAAGCTCAAATCGGTCCGGGTGAACATCCGCACCAAACGCGATCCAGCAAACCTGGACGGGGACAGTGTAATCTTCGGCCCGCTTCTTCAAGACCTGCCAGTCTGTTATCTCGGCCTCATCCTCGAAAGGTTTATTCGCGAAAATGTTACACCAAACCATCAGCGTCTCGCGGCCACCTTCACAAGCAGCCATAAACTGCTCCGCAAATTGTTGTAGATAGGAAACGTAATCCTTTTTCAGGCCGATGGTGATATACATCCCGTTGAGGGCTTTTGATCGGATACCGTTAAATGGAGCGGTTGCCCGCCAGTCCGCGCGCAATTCCTTTCCTTTTACGATTACCGGTGGGTTGCGCGCGTCGCCGGACATGTAGGACTGAATCCGTTGTGTGTCAGTCCAACCCCGATGGCAGTGCTCACATACATACATCGCGCGCTTGGTCTCGCGGATTAAGCCTTCCTGTTTTTTAGCGTCTGCGAAGGTCTGCCAGGTGTAATCGTTTGGGTTACAATCGAATCTCGCGTGCTCTTCGGGCGTGAAACTGAATTTGAGTTGCTCTGTTTTTAGGTCTTGAAATCCTCCGCAGCATGGGCACGGAATGAAGAATAGCTGTTGATCCCCGCGCTTAAAGCCGTCGTAAACACGAGAGAAGTTGGTGAGTGTAGTCGTGCTGCATTTGATTTTCCACGCATCGGTGAACGTGATCGCGGCGCGGTCAGCGAGGGCGCATGGGTCTCCTTCCTTCCCCGCAATGTAGGCGTCAATTTCGTCGCAGAACACATTCCCGGCAGAAGTGGACCGGAATGCTCCGGGAGATTTTGCACCGATGACTTTAAGCACCCCCCCGGGATATTTGCGTGACAGTGACGTCGAATTGCTACCGCGCTTGCGCGGGTCAACCATCAACCCTTTCATGGCCGGCGTGGCCTCAACTGTCGGCATGAACTTGTCTCGAATCCATTCCGTGGCCCGGTCTTTAGTGTCCCGAACCATGATTATCGATTTGTGGAGTTGTGAGATTATGAATTCGCAAACAAGAATCAGGCATAGCGTCTTTCCACCACCCTGGCTGGCCATCATCCAAAACACTTCGCGGACTCCTGGGTCTTGCAGATCGTCCAGCATCCCACGCTGATGTGGCATACGAGACAGTCGATACTTTCCCGGCTCGGCATTTCCTTCGCTTGGTATCCACGCGTCGCGGTCGGCCCACTCACTGATGGAAAGCCGGGGCGGTGGCCGGATGATGGAGGAGAAACGTTTTCGGTTGGATGGTGTCATTTGTGCATTTCTTCGGCGGCTTCCGTTCTGATTTCGTCAAGTCCTCGGCGAATCGCAATCACTTGAGCATCTGTCAATCCCAGTTGCGATTTCCATTTCTCTGGCAACTGTTCGATTCGGCTGATGAGTAGTGACAGCATTTCATCAACCTCTTCGGCTGTCAGCCACTTGTTGCTTTGTGCCCGCTCTGTGTCTCGGTTGCGTAAGGCGATCTCAATTGATTTTTCTTTTTCGAGTTTCTGGTGATAGGTCAGTCCGGTTTCTGGATCGATGTTAGGCTCTGAGTGCGCCGCGTTTGCGCGCTTGGCTATTTGGGGCGCCAACACCTTCATGGCCTCCGACTCGTCGTAATACGCGCGCCTGCCTCTCTTGCGGATAGGGTTAAGCCCCTCGGTCTGGAACCGCTTAATAATCGTGAGCCGTTCCACTCCTGTTTTGCAGAATAGTCCGGTGATTGTCACTCCTTCCGCGTTTTGTTTTCCGCTCAGTTGGGCCAGAACCTTTTGTTCCGCGATGGATAACGTTCCGCCGGCCTGCAATTTTTTAGCGATGTTGCGGGCGTTTGCGGATTCCAGAATCTGAATTTCGGATGGATTCGGAAGCCAAACTTCTTTTTCTTTAGCCATATATTAGAAAGGTTTTTATTGCTCTGCGCAAGCGGCTTGTGTATCATCCGGGAATGCAAAAAAGCATCTCGGCTTATTTGGCCGAAATCGGGCGGCGTGGCGGAAAACGCTGCGGGCCCGCGAAGGCGCGAACAAAAAAACAAGCGCGAGCCGCTGCGCTCGCACGATGGAAAGACTATGAAAAAATTCGACGAAAATAGAACCGGAACCGGGACGCGGGAATGGGCGGAGCACAGCATCAACATCTGCACGGGGTGTGCTCACAATTGCCGATACTGCTACGCACGCGGGATGGCTCTGAGGTTTGGCCGGACCACGCGCGAGACGTGGGCCACGGAACGACTCCAACCTGACAAACTGGCCCTGGCGAAACGAAGATATCCAGGCGTTGTGATGTTCCCCACAACGCACGACATCACCCCCACAACCCTGGACCTGTCTCGACAGGTCCTCCGCGAATTGACCAGTCGTGGGAACCGAGTATTGATTGTCAGCAAGCCTCACCTCGAATGCGTGGAGGCTTTGTGCGCAGACCTCCGCGATGTTCGGCCATTGGTGCAATTCCGGTTCACCATTGGCACCAACGATGCCGCTGTGGCTCGGTTCTGGGAGCCGGGAGCGCCGGCGCCGGCGGAGCGGATTGAGGCACTCCTGAGTGCGTTCCTGTCGGGATTCCAGACCGGCGTCAGCATGGAGCCTCTGCTCTGCGATGCGGATCGTGCGGTCGCATTTGTTGGCGACAATTTGCAAAGATGGGTATTTCATTTCAATAAGTCCACAGCCTGATTGTGTTTTTCGACAATCGGCTTCGTGGTTTCAACGAACTTCGTCAACTTGTCGCGGCCCCAATCATCCATGCGGTCAGTATCTAAATCGTCGAACATGCGCGTGAACGACGCGGCTCCGCTGATGAATTCCGACCACGGATTTGATTCGTGTGGGGTTTGGTCTTCGATTCGCTTCGGCGCATCGGCCTGACCAAATGCCTCGAAGAGGGATTGCTGAACCTGTCTGACCTGGTTCATGTCTTTGATCTCACCCTCGAAATGTTTGGCGATGTGCACACATTTCTTGAGCGCGGGGAATGTCATTCCCTTGGGCAGGTCCTCCGCGTGATTATGAAACCACTCGAAGGAGATTTGCTCATGGCCGGCAGCTTCAATCATTTTGATGCCGACTTGACGCGCGAGATTTGCACCCTTGACCAGGAGTTTCGCGGCGGCCTCTACCGCGAGTTTTGAATTTTCCCAGTCCCGGCCCGCAGAGACCATGAGAGCCTTCCGCGCTTTTGTTTGGAGTTTTGCGGACTTGTCCGCGTTCGTGATTTGGATTTTATTTATGTTCTTCATGTGAGTAATTTTGAATTGAGTTTTCCGCATTTGCGAATGTCCGCACCTCCAACTTGCTTCCTTCTTGCGTCAGCCATGTTTGCGCGCGCATCAGATTTGCGCTGGAACGGAAGCGGTTCTAAACTTAATTGCGCAACGAAATGATTCAAACATTTGCCAAGGGTTTGCTTATCTACCCCGCATTTACGCGCCAGTTCTGCTGGACCATCCGCTCCCGCCGCAAGATAAAATCCGAGCGCAAGCTGCATCGCACGTGTTGACATGCGCAAATTCCTTTCTCCTGACTGATGGGACTGATACGCATTGAGGATGTGTTGCGTGTTCTCGAAAAAGCTAATAATGCGCTCGAATTGCTCTTGAATGTCTGGATCGGTATTCATATTTCGATATTGGGTCAATATTTTCGGCTGTGAGGAGATGTAGAAAAATCTACGGAAACTTCTTGAATGCATTTGTGTTCAGAAGGACCCTACCCCCGAAATGCTCCTAGATTGCCCTACAGCGCATCGGGCGTTCGTCTGGCTGTTTGGGTCACGCCGCATCACTCCGGTGCGTTCAAGCTTAAACCCGAAGCGTTCATACCACCTAATCAATCGCTTCATGTCGGTATCCTGCTCCGGGACGGGGTAAAGATCAATAGGCAGTTGGCCGGCCCATTCGATGGTGGCTGCGAGCACTGCCGTTCCGAGGCCACGAGATCGGTATTCGGGGAACACCCAGATCTCAGCGATCCACACTTCATTAGCGTCGCGAACGAACGAAGCTGAGCAATGGGGATGATCAACGTAATACCATCCATGTTTGCCGAGGAAGCCAGACGGCTGCTTGATGCGGATGGCTTGGTTTGTGTGTTTGTCAACTAACTTGGTTTTGGTTTTTATCATAAAACGAAAAATCGGCAAATTGGACTTGAAGGGAGGTTAGAAATCAGATGATTACCGGAAGTCCGTGCGGGTCCCCCCCCCTGGGGGGCCTCCCCGCTAGGACTTCCGGTATAATCTATATTTTTTAACCCTCTGTCAATAGCCTTTTTCTTAATAATTTTCATAAAGTAAAGTATAATGTTGTTTTTCACTAAGTCCAAAATACATGCAAATTGGACTATACACCGCACATCCCCTCGCATTCATTGTTGAACATATTGATTTGACCACGTTCCTCCTCGGTCGAGAAATCTACATCGGCGAGCGGCTTGCAACTGCGGTGCAAAAACATCGTGCTGAGCGTGGGACTGTTCGCTTGCAGTCTGGATGCTTGCAACTTGGCCTCAAACTCGCAAGCCCGTTTGAATTCTTCCGGTTCATCCGTCTTCAATCGTCTCCATTCCGAGGTGTTATGGAACGGGCAGAAGACGCAAGCGGAGCGTGGTGGTTTGGGGAATCTGTGTGATTCCATCCAACGCAAACAATCGGCCCGAGTCATTCTCGCGTCAATAAGCGGCCAGCGGTTCTGCATCCAAGGGACGCGAGAATCCTTCATGCGCAAAGCCTCATCCAAACTGATTCCGATCCATTGAATTATTTTTACCTCCTTGCATCCACGCGGCACATTTCCGATCTTTCGCGACTCTTTGAGCACCGGCACGATCTTAAAGTCTGCCGTGCAATTTCGCATTCCAATAATCCCCACTTTTCCAGTTTGGGACTGGGTAAACACCGGCAGCTTTGTCGTGTTGTAGAGTTTTCCTTTCTTCGATATTCGCGTCCTGATTGCAGCGTCTTCCAAGCTTCCCGACGTGACACGCACCACTGGAAACGGAAGTTGTTTCTCAAGCCAGTCCAGCCACACATAAACACTCTTTGGCTCAGCCTGAGTGTCAGCGAAGACGGCGGCTGTTGGCATCGGCGCAATCTCGCCAGCGGCAGCCATCAACGCCATCGTAGAAGACTGGACTCCGGCACCGAGGCTAATTGTGTTAATTGGTTCATCCATAAAATTCAGCATTTCACCCATTTACCGAACGGGTCTCGTTTGACTGATTTCAAGTCTTCGAGCAGTTTCTTCAAATCGTAGAATTTTGCACGTGCCATTCCAGTTTCTTCGCTGACTTTCTCTTGCCAATCGGATGCGGTCATGGGGCAGGTTAGGAGATCGCTCAGCATGGTGGCTTTATATTTTACGCCGCGCGTTGGTTTGGTCTCCTTGAGTTTGGATGGGTCCAGTTCATCGTCCCGGGTCATTAGCGGGGCGTTCCATCGCACAACGAACGGATCTACCGGTTTGCAATTGCGGAGCGTAGAATCGACTGTAAACGCATTTTTCTCCTCGTGCCGGGTGAATGTCAGGATGGCATCAGGATCTCGAGCGAAGGCGCCAGAGCCTGAAATTCGGTCGATTGCCTCTTTTCCAGCCTGGTTACCTTTGCTGAAATGCGCCGCGAATGCGATTGCGGCGCCGGTCTTTTGCGCGAGTCGCTCAAGGCTATTAAGTAGAGCGGTGACGGCCGTCACAGAATTCTCATCCGCATCGCCATATAGCTTGTAAATCGGGTCAAGAATAACAAGTCCAGCATGCGACTCGATAAGTTTTGCCGCAAGTTTGGGAATCAATTCGACATACGACGCGGCAAATCCGCGAAGATTCCAAATACCAATCTGTCCCGGATCAATAGTAATCTCGCGTTTACGCGCGATAGAATTCAATCGTCGCTGTAAATGCCATGAAGGTAATTCAAGATTGACGTAAATTGTTTTGAGTTTCTGAGTCTCAAAACCGAGCCAGGGAAGACCATGCGAAACGCTTAGGGCCAGGTCCAGAAAACACCAGGTCTTGAAAGTTTTGCTCCCGCCGCCAAGAGCCAGTTTGCAACCCTTGTGCAAAATACCTTGAATCACTTGCGGTGGCTCATCCAAATCGAATGCAATGAAGTCGTTTGCGTCTTCGATGTCTGGCAGTTTATTTCGTTCGCCGGCGATAAAAAACTCACTCAAGTCCGACCGCGTGGCCCAACGCAAGTCTTCGATGTCACCAGACCAAGTTTTGGCCCTGGAGATTACATCCGAACACCTCTCGATAATTCGTCGAATCTCAAACTTTTCACAGACCACGTCGAGGTAAAGCGGCAGATTTGATGCGGATGGAACGAGGTCTGGAAGTTTTGCTATGTAGGAAATTCCACCGCACGAATCGAGCAGCTTCTCATCCCTCAATTTTTGTTGAAGCGTGATGATGTCGGTAGCGCCGGCGAGGATTGCTTTGTAAATCTCCTGATGACGCAGGTCGTAAAATACGTTGAATGTGTCGCGTCCAAATCGCGCCTTAACGTCAGCCAATGTTGTGGGGTCTAAGAGAATACACCCGATCACACCGGCCTCATTTTCAACCGAATGCGGAGGTAGATCGGCGCGTTGTTTAGGTTTTGACATTTTCAGATTGTTTATTGGCTATATCCAGAAGCACGTCCCCATGACATGGACTTCCGATTGGGCACCAGCATGCGACATTCTTTCCGCGCAGTTCGATTGCCGCCAGTTTCCGAATCGGTTCAGTCAGCGGGTCACACCCTCACCGTATTTGCCGGCATGCGCCATCCACGTCGTCGAGAAAGCTGAATGCGCTGCGGTTTCATGCTTTCCTCCATGTCAAGGCAACACCCGCTCAACAGTAAATTGTCCGTTCTGTTTAGTGACTAAAAACCATTGCACTTCCGGGAACTGGTGTGCGGCAGTTTTTAGCGCCAGGATTCCACGAGCCGAGTTTTTGCCTTTCAATTCTTTGCATTCCCACGCCGTCCATTGTCCAGCAACAAATGCACAATGGTCAACCTTATACCACGAGCCATTCGCCAGCTTGACGCGCCAGGCTTGCGAATGGATCTGAGTGCCCGGTGGCAGCGTGCGAACGAGGACTGCGAGCCATTCAGTTTCGAGTCCATTCAACAGCGGCTTGGAGTCTTGTCGGATGCTTCTTGTGGTCTCGACAGTCTCACGCGTTGAGTCTTGGTCCGGTCGGAAAATATGCGGATTTAGTTTCCGCACAGCCTCACCAACCTCGATGTTTCGGCCTGGTGCTCTCATACTTTTATCCCGAGCTCCGCGAGCGCCTTCACCCAAAACGCCTTGACCTCCTTGCTGCAATGCGCCAGCGCGTCTGCCCAAGTCGGCCATCGCCCGTGCTTTTCCCTGAATTGATATTGCCAGAACAGGCTCTCCTGGTTGTGGGGTTGGGCTGGATCATGCACTACCGCGCATTCCGCGCACTGGCCCTCTTTCAGTCTTCCGCGCAACAGTGTGGCGCCTCCGAGTCCCGAACAAGTCGCGTCAGTCAATGTAGGTTTTGGGTTTTCGTTTGTTTCTTTCATAATTTTACTTCTTTCGTTCCCCATCAAATACAGAATCACCGCAGTTCCTCCGCAGATCGTAAAAGCCGTCTTGGTGTCACAGTGCCACGACTTGCAGCAGATGAACATGAAGAGGAGGACAATGAGTATAGCATTCATGGTGTTTCTACGTGTTGCTCAAATCGCTATTCAATAAGCCAAAATAGCCGATTTCTTTACTCACTGCCCACTCCCTCCGACTCAGAGTTAGTCAGTAGAATTTCAGTTTCAACCATATAATCCAAAACATTAACTAATGAAACCGAAATGCTATAATTTGCCTTTCTTCGCCGTATAACATTCGCACCCGCTATTTTTTATGCAGCGCCGCGAAGAATTGTCTTCCCCGCTCCGCACTTGCAGTTTCCCAGTCTGTTTCGCCGGCCCGCTTCATCAGCGCCCGGACCTTTTCGCTCGCCAAGATTGGCCCCTTGTGCTCGTTAGAAAAGGCCAATCCCAAGATTTTCGATGCTTGCCCAACAGTTTTGATTTGGTCAACGGCAATCGGTTTGAAATTGCTCGGAGCGTAGTGCATCAAACACTTTCCGGTATTTGGATCGATCTTGATTTTGCGCAACCACCGAAGCTGATTATCGGTTGGAGGTTTTGAATCCGCACTCATTGTCGGGCGGTATTCGGCCAGGTCCATCGAGTGGTTAAGTAGCGCGAATTCCTCAGGCCCAATCTCTTCCCGCTGATTGTCTTTAACCTGCTCCAGCCGCTTACGGAGGGCCGCTTCCCGCTGACTTGAGGCGGTGTCCGCCACATCGACAAGGTCCAACTGCTCCGCCACGTCTCCGGGCATTCCAGCGGCCTTTTCTTCCATCTCAGTTATCTGCTCGGCCTCGAAATCATCTTTGGCCACAAGATGCGCCGGGCGGCATATCAAGTGCGTCCCGGACTGGTAAAGGAAGTCCAACAGGAGCAGGTCTGTCTTTCCCTGAGCGATTCGTGTTCCCCGCCCGACCATCTGAAAATAGAGAGTGATGCTTTTGGTTGGCCGGCACGGCACGAGGCAGTTAATCTGAGGGTCATCGACGCCACGCGTCAACAACATCGAGTTGGCAAGCACGTCAAATTTCCACGCCTTGAACGCGGCCCATTTCACATCCCGATCCGGGTCTTTTCCGCTGATGTGTTGGGCATCAAGTCCAACGTCGCGGCAAATATCGGCGAAAGCCACGGCGGTTTTTATGAGCGGCAAAAATACGAGAGTCTTGCGAAATTCCGCCTTGTCTCGAACCGTCTCCGCAATGCGCAGCAAGTGCGGCCCAATCAATTCGTCCAATTCGTTTTTGTCGTAGTCACCCTCCTTAATATGCACTGCCGATAGGTCGAGTTTGATTGGTATGCGCGACACGCGAATCGGACAAAGAAAGCCCTTGCGAATCAGACTGACTAGATTTTCTTTCTCGACGCTTCGTTCATAATACACTCCTAGATTCACTTGATCAGTCCTGTGCGGCGTCGCGGTGAATCCGCAGACTTTCGCGTGACTATCAAAATGGTTCAGGACTGATTGCCAGCTTTTCGCAATCGACTTGTCGGCTTCGTCGGCGATAACGAGACCGAAGTGATCCGCCGGCCAACGTTCCAATCGCTCCGCACGCATCATACTTTGGACTGAGGCAATGACAACCTGAGCTTTGAGAGAGGCCCGCAGTTCAGCTTTTTCGACTTCACATTCCAGCCCGGCGCATGCGCGTAACGCTTTTTGCGTCTGCCAAACGAGTTCGTCCTGGTCAACCAGAATCAGGACACGCTGGCCGTGCGCCACAAATCGGCCAGCAATGCAGGAAAACATGTATGTCTTTCCCGACCCGGTAGGAGCAACGACAAGCTGTTTCTTTGCGAGCTTCCAACCGGACTCGATGTCGGTGTCGTATTCTGCCTGATAGGGCCTTGGGGTTATTGCGAGGCCGTCCATCATATTTGCGTTAAGAAGTTCTGCCACAAATCCTCTTTTCTTCCAAGACTTTCACATCCTCAGCGTTCATCGGTTTGTCCCCAGTAAAAAGTTTATTAACGCCATAACCTGGCAGTCTGCGGACGATATGCTCCGCTGTATAAAGCGCAGATTACTAAGCAACGTTGCGCGGTCAGATTCCAGTTTTAAAACTAGGATTCGCAGTCGCTCGTTTTCAGCAATGAGTTCTTGTTCGGTCATAGTAGTCCTTTCACCATTTCATTTTCGGCTTTTTGCAGGTTGTCACACGCGACTTGGAAATAGGACGGCTTCAATTCGATCCCGATGAATCTCCGATGGAGTTGAACGGATTTATATCCCTCTGAGCCGATGCCAGCGAAGGGGGAAAACACAGTGTCGCCCGGAGCAGACCAGAGCTTTACGCAACGCTCGATAACGCCGAGTTGCAGAGGGCAGAGATGACGTTCGTCCTTTGAGTCCTTGGCGCAGGAAACGTTCAGCACGTCTGTTTCCATAATTCCATCGGTGGCTTGATGCATTCCTGGGTAGTTTCCAACCTCGCGCCGGCCATCGCGCTTGACGCGACGATACCAGACAGGGGCAGCCCATTCAATCCACTCCTCCTCAGTTATCCACCCGTCTGGATTGTTGTATTTTTTGGAGATGCCAGCATGAATTGGAACTGGGTTATTGCCAGGCTTGCGGAAATAGAGGATGTAATCAGCCAGCGCCATTCGCATCATGCTGGAATCTTTCGCGAGAGTCTTAAACATCAGCCCGCGCTCTTTGTTTCGCACGGCCTGGACTTGCGGATTTTTGTCGATAGTAACTTCCCCCGCATCCATCCATCCTACTGCAGTCATGACTTCTTTGAGCTTGCCACGATAGTCTTTTATGCCGATGTATCCATCTCTGGATTTCATCGCCGTCAGTTGCATCAGGTGGACGCAGCACATTCGTCCGGGCATAGTCACGCGCAAAAGTTCGTTCGTGATGAATGCATAATGATCAAGCATCTCCGTAATGTCTTTCGTGTTTCCGATGTCGCGCGGAGAGTTGGAATACGCATACATTCCGGGGAATGGTGGCGAAAAGACTGACAACCCAATGCTGCAATCGGGGATGCTTTTAATCAGTTCGATGGAATCACCCTGTAGCAGTGTCCAGTTTTTTCCAGATTGTTGGTTGATTGCGTTCATAGCCATGCGGGCATTCTGACCTCAGTTGACGGAGTGTAATCCATAACGTTTCTTGTCTGGCCCTTGATTTCAGATGACGAAATGTCGGCCATGTTTTTGACCATCTCATCAATGAGTTTGTTCGAGTCTTTTTCCTTGCGCTTAATGTTTTCGAGCACGGCGCCCTCAGCCTCGCTGGTGATGATGTGGCAGTCCACCGGACTGGGTTGGCCGAATCGCCAAAACCGTCGAACGAGTTGGTAGAATCGCTCATAAGAATCCGATAGGCCGACACACGCGGTTTGGTGGCAGCATTGGAGGTTAAGTCCAAAGCCCCAAAGCGCGGGCTTTGTTACCACATCGCGGATATTGCCATCCAGAAAATTGAGCATGATTTCTTCGCGCTCCTCTTCGGGAGTGCTTCCAGTGATCTCTGCCGCTCCAATTGCTTTCGAGAGTTGAGTCGATTCGTCGTTGAGATCGCACCAAAACACCCATTGATCCGAATTGCTCTTCGAAAGCTCAATAGCGATGTCGATGCGCCCGACCATCGATGCGCGTCGCGCCGCACGCCGCTCTGCCAGGGTTGATGCCTGGACAGGAAACAACCACCCATCCATCGGCTTCTGATTTTTGATTGTGTGCTCGACAAGCGTGAGTTTTGGAAGGATGAATTGTCCATCGTCGTAACCAAGATCGGACGGCTTGCGAATGTTTACCGCCCAGGAACATACCCATTGCCAGAAGTCTTTCTCCGCATGGCCCTTCAGTTTCCAGTGGTGTGTTGAATTTCCATCCTGCTTAAAAAACAGTGCGATAATTTCCTTGCCGCTCATCACACCCAAAAACTCAGCGTGATTGATAATCTCGATTAAGTCGTTCGGCGCAGCCGTGGCCGTCCCGGCGAGTTTATACGCCACCCGCCTAGACTCCTTTATGATTTGGGATCGGAATTTACCCTCAAAGGATTTGAGGATCGACGACTCATCAAGCTCAACCCCAACAAATTGCGACAGGTCAAACAAATGCAACTTCTGATAATTCGTTATGTATATTCCAGCGCCAGCCACTTCATTTTGGTTACGGACGTATTTTACCTCGAATCCAAATTTGTGAGCCTCTCGGATGTGCTGCTGGACCACGCCGAGCGGCGCGAATAACAGAACTGATTTGTTCGTGTGTCGCACAACCGCATCGGCCCAAGCGTGTTCCATCAAGGTTTTACCGAGTCCGCAGTCTGCGAGAATCGCGGCCCGGCCACGGCGCAGCGCCCACCGGATGATGTCTTGCTGGAAGTCAAATGCTTTCGGAGTGATGGTTCCGGGATCAAAACCAGTGGGCACATCCGACAGGCGTTTGCCGGCAAGAAATTCTTCGTAGTTCATAGTCCAATCGCTTTCAAGCGAACGGCGAGCGCGCACTTTCGCTCGAACGAATCCACAGCGAATGGGATTTCTGGTTCTGGTGCAAAGGCATAATGCGGTTCTTTTCCTTGCCTGACCCATTTTCCACCACCACCTTGCAGTCCGTTACGTTTCTTCCATTCGCGGAGGTCGTATTCGTAGTAGGCTAGTATTTTTTTAGTGCTCATAATCAGTCTCTCATTGCTGCCGACTCAGTGAAGCGGCAGACATGAAGGACCGTCCTACTGCGGGTCTTTGCTGTTGACGACCTCCAACGCTTCCCGCCGGCGCTCAATGACAGCTCCGATTTGGTCGAGGCTCCACGGGCTGAGAGTCCCGATTGCCGTCGCGATCTTATTCAGCGCCTTAGCCTCCTTGATCTTGGCTTTCGCAGCATCGACTTCCATTTGCAGATTCGGCGCCAGGGAGACCGGAGTGCGCGTCTTGCGCGGGGGTGCTGAAGTGCTGGTTCCGGCGCTGGTGTCTTGCGTTTTATTTTTCGTTCCCATAGGTTTATTTTGTGTTTTGGTTTACTGACAGAATTGCCAACTTCGATTCATCGAATCTCAGAGCGAAGGAGATCAACCACAGATACGAGGTATTTTCCCCGCCGCGCGGTGTGCGCTTGGCAATAAATTACTTCATTCTTAGCGCAGCCGACTTTGCAAATTCAAAGGCCGATACGCGATCTTCGGATGCTAGTGATCCATCATCAGGGAATTCAATGAGGTTGCTTTTTCGGATTCCGACTTGTTCCCATTCCTCAAGACTCATCCATTTGCACCCCATACGCACCATGCGAGTTTGGTCCTCAAATAGGATAGCCATCACGTCATATCGGTATAGCCCCATGAACAGTTTTGCGCATTGCACTTTTTTGCCGCTCAAGTTCGCGCCGCTCAAGTCCGCGCTGCTCAAGTCCGCGTAGCTCAAGTTCGCGTAGCTCAAGTCCGCGCGGCTCAAGTTCGCGCCGCTCAAGTCCGCGCGCCTAAAGTTCGCGCTGCTCAAGTCCGCGCCGCGAAAGTCCGCGTAGCTCAAGTCCGCGCGGCTCAAGTTCGCGCCGCTCAAGTCCGCGCGCCTAAAGTTCGCGCTGCTCAAGTCCGCGCCGCGAAAGTCCGCGTAGCTCAAGTCCGCGCGGCTCAAGTTCGCGCCGCTCAAGTCCGCGCGCCTAAAGTTCGCGCTGCTCAAGTTCGCGCCGCTCAAGTCCGCGCCGCGAAAGTCCGCGTAGCTAAAGTCCACTTTGGCTTTTATAGCGACGCTTATTGCTTCGCTAAATGTCTGGGCGTCAGTCTCAAATATTACGCTTCTGGTGTAACGGTTTTTGATTTGGAATTTCATATTTCTTTCTTCACTTCACCAGCCTCGATGACTACCGCGGCCGGGTCTTTACTGTTCACGACCTCCATCCATATTTGCGCGTCGTGCTTTTGAGCAAGCTCCGCAATGAGTTTCATCGAGTCATCGTCAAGTAGACTCGCGTCCCGAATAAGAATGACGCGCAACCGTGGATTGAGTGCGAGGCCAATGGCTACGGCGGCCTGGAGTTGTCGAGCCTGGCTGGACTGTGAGAATGGAATTCCATTGAGGAGCACAGCCGAATCAGAAAACGAAAGTCCTTCCAATGGGAATTCTGCCCACTCCAATTTGTCGCGCTTGTCTTGATCGATGTCTTCAATCGAGTGAGTTAGCGCATCGTATTCCTGTCGCTTCTTCTGGACCATGGCATCTTGCGCGAAGTGTTTTTGATTGGCTTGAATGCGAGCGTTCTTGTTTGTGACTTCTTCGATCTCACTGCGGATCGACGCTTCATCGTCCGGCACCATTGCTTTCATCTGCTCCCATCCTTGCGCGAATGCTTCTTTTGCGGACTTCCGTTCGTCGGTCTGTCGCGCGAGCAACGCTTCCTTCGTAGCGAGTTGGCGATGTAGTTCCGCGATGTCATTACCGGTGTTCAGAATGTCCCGGTCAAGCGATTCTATTTTGGACTCCCGGTCAATCTGTGACTGGTTCGCTTTCGCAATCGCCGCATTATGATTCTGAGCCGCAGTCAGCGTGCCCATCAATTCCCCAATCGCTACCGGCTCGATTCCAACATCCTCAAAAAGCTGGCAAGTCATAAGCGTCGCTTTGGCGGATTCCAGTTCCCGGCCAACAAGGGTTCTGTCATCGAATAATTTTCTTCGCTGAATGTCAGACGCCTTGAAGTCCAGGCCGACAAGCCGACTCAAAGTCTCGACCTGTTCCAGCGGTTTCTGCCGGACGAATGACAGTGGGTCGAAGGCAACGAGAGAGCACAGCTTGTCAAGAATGGCTTGGGGCGATTTTTGAGTCTCCCCGTTCCATTTCACGACCAGTTTAGTCTCTCCGGACGTGGCGTAATAGGTTCGCTCAACCGTGATTGGGCCGAGGTTGATGAACGTGCGGGCATTCTGTTGCCCCTTTCGGATCGGCTCCTCACAGATCGTCCCGGCACCCCCGAGCGCATATTCGATGCTGTCTAGAATGGATGTCTTTCCTTGCTCGTTTCGTCCCGTGATGATGACAGTGTTTCCCTTCGGGACTATGCGAACCGCTTTGAGAATCTTGATGTTCTCGCTGACAAGCTCAACGATGTGTAGTGGGGTGTCCATTACTTTCGTCCTCTCTTTTCCCATTCCGCCGCCCGGGCGTGGAGTCGGGCAGGATTCTTTATGCACCAGTTTGCGGCTTCCGGCTTTAGCAGGTTCAACTGTCCCGCATTCGATCCTTTCGGCAGTGATCCCTTGAACAATAGGTACTCAAACGCGAGTCTGGCCTGCTCTTGGGTCACGCCCGAGGTGATCGCAATCTCGACATTGCGGGCCATGTCCTCGGATATCCCATCCCGCTTCGCCGGTGGGGTCTCTGTGGCATCCGGCTTGGCATCGGGGGTGACAACAGGGGCCGGCGCGATAGGTTCGCTCACGGGCGCTGGAGTGGGCGGTTGGGATGCCGCCCGTTCGCCAGTAGTGCCTACCGTCGCCGGCCCCGAAATCACTTCTGTCGTTTCGACCACGCTGCCAAGCATCGCCGCACGGTCAGTGGAAGATTCTGTGCTTGTCACAGCCGAAACCTTGGCGTGGACTTGTCTGACCTCATCATCGTCTTCACCATCTCCGCGAACAAACATCGTGAGGCCGCAAATCGAAAACGTTGCGCGACGTTTCGCTTTTGTCTCGACCTTCATTATTGCCATCGCTTTCGCATCAGGTGACATCTTTTCGTCAAACGGAATTGCGGCAGTGGCCCAGTCTCTCCGGCCATCTGGCGACGTGACGCGGACGGTGCAGATAATACAACCGCTTTCGATCTTGCGCTGGAAATCATCGTCGAAACTTATTCTGTGCAACGCGCGCAACTGTTCTGCACAGCCTTTGTTCGGGTAGAGTGTTACCTTGCCCTGGAATGTGATCCAGTCGAACGGTTTGGAGAGTGGATTTAATCCGGTGAACTCGCACAGTTTTGCGTAGAATTTGACCTTGCCTTCCGAGGACAGTCTGGCCAGGTCGCCGGCCAAAGCAGACTGAAGGTCTTGAAACGCGACATCCGTAGGGATGCCGGGCAGTGCGGATTGTAAGGGAATGATTGCTTGTTCGCTCATATTTACTCGAATGAATTTATTGTTTGTTTATTTCTCCAGGGTGGCAGGCCGAACTGTGGACAATTTCCGTTTTCCAATTCGGGGTATCCGGGCCACTTTCCAGTTTTGACACACGCCGCATATTCGCGCAGCCAGGCCGATGCGTTTAGATCTCCTGTCTGCATTGATGCGTCGTCCAACGTGCCCCAATTCGGAGCGTATGGGCCTACGTTTTCCACGACCAGGAAAACATGCAATGGAGATTCCCCGTGCAAGATTTTCAGGCCGCGAGAATAAAAAGCCGCCTGCTCAGCGTAATTCCACTTGTCGCATTCTCGGCCGAAAGCGAATGTCTTCGCGTGACCTTTGCCCGTTGTCTTCAACTCAACGATCACGTCACGCTTGAATGGGGAAACCTCTTTCGGGATGAGCTTGTCGAACCGTCCCTTGCAGAGCAGTCCATTTTCTGGATCGGTCCAGAGAGCGGAGATTTCACATTGCCCCGGCATTTCCAGGAATTTCTTGGCTGGCCCAAAATTCCACAGGGCAGCGGCCATGCCGGTCACTGAATCGCAATCGACCGAGTCGCCGCGCTTCTTGCGTATGTATTTCCTGCCGGCGGCTTCCTCCTGCTCGGCTGCAATCGCAGCCTTTCCTTCTTTTGTCCGCCCGTCGAATTCTTCGCGTCCAAAGAAAAATTCCTTTTCGAGTCGGGCCGGCTCGAAGACCGCGACATGGCAGGCGCTTCCCACGTCCATTTCGGGGCTGGACTTTGGGTGGCTGCGATCCCACGCGCAGTGCATTGGACTGTCATCCATCGGCATGAGGCTGTGGATGTTGACCGCATCCCATTCGCAATATTGATCGAACGGGACGTTGGCATGGAGTCCGCAAGATGGAAGCGGGGTGCTCACAGTTTCCTCCACAGCGAAACGTATTTACCCCGGAGCACTACAGCTCGCGGAATGAGTGGCCCAAGTTGTCTTGCTGCCCGGGCAAACATATCGTGCTCGTCCGTCAAGGAATACCATGTCGTGACTGGAACGAATCCAGCAGCCATCGCCGCCGATTCGGAACTGAAAGCACTACCATTCGGAATAGGTAGCGGGGCGCCTTGGCGTGTGCCGTCGCCTTGGCTTAGTGCCGCCCCGCGCGGCACATGATTCACCTTATCTCCTACCGTCTCATCGGCTGGCCTACCAAACCCGACCAGTGGGGAAATAATCGGCTTCATTTCCGTGTGACCTCCTTAGCAATCCGTGCGATATCTGATTCGGAGAGACCGTTTCCGCGACAATAGCCCGGCAGGCATTCCAGGCAAATTCCATGCGATTGATTTTGCCCGGCGACAACGCGGAACCCGTAAGGCTCACCCTTTACCGTTCGGCGATGACACAAGCAGCACACGGTATCCAGTTGCGGGTCGAGCTTGACGCCGCGGAAGTAAAAAATCAACAGGGCCGTGGCGACGGCGATTGTGGAAAGTATTATCACTTGGCTCCTTTCCGTTTGGCGCGCGCAATATCCGCGTCCACTAGGTCTTGGAAATACTGGCTGAGGCTGACTCCTCCCCGGAGCGCAGCTTTGACCATGTGCTCCTTCTGCAATGGGTAGAGACTAATAGAGATCGCCCTCGCTTTCTCCATTTCCACCTGTTCATCTTTTTCTTTCATGGGGAAATTATTAAGTCCGTTCTTAACAATTTTCAAAGCTATTTATTGTTAATAATTCTTAATAATTATTAAGAATCGGAACGGAGGTTGCTAGCCCCGGGGAAACCCCTGGATACAACCAGGGGTTTCCCCGGGGCCACAATTAGTAGTTTCCCCGGGATTATTTTTCTTGCAACAACCTGGGCGGTGGGGTATTGTGTCCTCAGAAATTAAGAGCGGAGGGACCGCTCGGAACCGGGGCGCAAGCCCCACAACGAAAGACCCGAAATGAAAATACCGACTCCAAAAACAGATAAAATGCAAGCCCGCGACTGCGGATTCTACTTTTGCCCGACCGTTCCCGCCTCACTGTCGCGGGAATTAGAGAAGGACAACTACAGGCTCCTAGCGACGTGCCGAGAGGCCGCGCTACAAATGGAACGCGTTTGCGAAGACCAGTTAGCGCCTGAGGCTCGAGACCCGTTCACGAACGCACTCATTGGTCTGCGAAGGGTTATCGCCAAAGCGGAGGGCAAATCGTGAAAGCGAAAATCGCATTCTCGGCAGCCGCAAGGCTGCTCGGCTCGATGAGTCATAAGAACAAGTCTGCGGCTCAGGCCGCAGCGAGTCGTAAAAATGGGAAGCGCGGCGGCAGGCCGAGAAAGGAGCGGAATGAAAATAATAGCAAGTGATACGGTCCGAATGTTGATCGGGCGGGGGCTGGCGGCGATTGCTGGAGACCTGATGCTGTCAGCGGATATTGCGCATCGGATTGGAGCGGACTGTCGCACGCAAACGAGGTTCTGCCGCTCCACGATCCGGGAGGCACTGTTAGCTATTGACAAGCAAGATCGGGCGTGGGCTTTGTCGTGGCTCAGAGCGGGGGTGAAGGCATGGAGGGAGTCGCGGTAATCTGCCGCATTGTCGCCTCAAAATTATCATCGTGCCAGCAATCGGAGTGGCCATAGTCTGGCCACTCGATTGTTTTTACGCTCGACTCAACCGATGGCAATACGCTCGTCGGACCGTCCAGCCCAAGAGTCCCGTAGCCAAGGATATGTCCAAGCCAAGTGTGAGCGAGCCGCAGTGCCTCATCTTTTTTTGCGACATAGACAATCACGCGGCCAATCTTCCCGGTGCCAAGCAGCCGGTTCAATCCGTTCCTATTGAAGTCGCTTTCCGACGCGCCGCAGACCAGGTGAAGCTCTCGAATCTTCGGACATAGGGGGAAGTCTCTGAGCATTGATATAATCACGTCCGCGCCGTTGGAGTGGCCGACAACGTAATTGTCATCCCCGTCATAGTAGCTCAGCGTGTGCCATAATTTATACGCCCGATCCATCTGGCCAAGCGCACGACCTATCGGCCCGCAGAGATACTCAATCTTCTCGGCCTTTGCTTCTGTCCGCGTATTCAGCCAGGTCACTCCCCGGCCCGTCCAGTTTTTCGACGAGCCAGGGAATGTCAAAATACCGTTGATTAGAAACCAGGCTTTCACGCTCAGAAGTTTGCGGACACCAATGCGCTGAATACCTGCCGGTTGTCAGGGAACTGTGCCCCAACTCCAACGCCGGTTGCGAAGTGAGCTCCCAGTCCCTTCATCACGCGCAGGCCGACTTCACCAAAGACTTTCGACTGGTCTTTGTTGACGCTGATAACGTAGCTACCCCCATCAGCGTAGAGTCCGATGCGGAGGTCGTAGAGAATGACTCCGGCGCCAACACCGGCCTGCCAACTAACGACTGTTCCTGACACCCCACCGGAGCGCATGAGTGCTTCGGGGGCGACGTAGAATATGCTGGCCGAGTTTGTCTTTCGGACCTGGAGCACGTCATAGCTCAGGCCAATGTCGTTGACCAGAGACACCGGCCCGCCCTGGATGGAGCTTGCGCCGGTCCAAAGCATCGCCCGATTGGCCGTGAACGTCGGCATGTTGGTATCCAAGTCTGACAGCCAGCCGATGGTTGTCTGGACGATGTTGGCCGGGCTGGTTGGGATGGCCGGCTGATTGGTTGTGATTTGAGCCTGCAGGCTTACCGCCGCAAGCAACACTGCGATTGCGAGTATTCTTTTCATGGTTTGTTTTGTGTTGACTGAGCGGACGGCGTTTTGCCGTCCGTAGATGTTGGCCGGTCTTGAATCAAGGTTTCCAAGACCGTGTAAATCAGGACCGCGTCATGCGCCGCATCCATGTCAGCTGATACTTTCGCGGTAGCCTTATCGTAAAGGCTTTGGGCGGCGGCAATTATTTGCTGGCAGGAAAAGGACTTGCTCCCATATAGACCGCAGAGACACCGACTGTTTGGGCCAACGATTATGTGGGGATTGTTCATGGTGTTTTTGTGTCACGCTTGTGGGCTGTCCTGTCAATCACGGGTTCTTGGGCGCGGGCACGGCGGAGTCTGCGGGCTTGGAAACAAACGTAGTCCCGGTCGCGGCAGCCACCTGTTGAATGGCCTGCGAGTTGTCCTCGATCTTCCGCAAAACGACCGGGGAAACGTTGGTCCCATGCATGACGGCGTTCCAGATGCCGCACAGGCCCCCCTTGCTGGTTACGGTATCGAAAAAGGATGAGCCGC